CCCGTCGCCTGCTCCATTAAACAACTAACCTCGATTATATCGAGGTTTTTTGTTTGTTTCAAGTGCCTGTGAGGGAAATATGGGGGAAAAATGAAAGAAAAAGCCACTTCGTGAGTGGCTATTTGTTAATGTCTGCAAGGATTAGCTTTCTTATGTAATCCGTTTTGTTCTCTACGCTTTCCAATTTTGCAAGAACCTCTCGATCGCTTACATTATGGAATCGTAAGTGTATGCCTGTCATGTTGGCTTTTTGATATTTCGATGTGGCTTTTAATCTGTACTTTTTCATAACTGCCTCCTAGAATGTCTCGACAAGAACATATGCCTCATTCTTGAGTAAGACATGATAGTCTTTCTCATTTGGGAATGCCTGGCTTAATTCTCTATGCGTGAGCATTTGTGTATTCATGTAGATGTCGAACATACAGTCGTCTGTGTCTATGTCAGTTTCGCCTAATTGGGTACGTTCGTCATGGAAATATTTTAACACATATCCGAGACCAGCAGCACCAAATTGTCTTAAGATGTCGTAGAGCTTAACTGTCTCGTTGTCATTGGTTTCAAAATTATGTTCCATAATCATATTAGTTTGCTCCTTTCAATTTCATAAATAATCTTCCTCACAATTAAAATAATTACATTCAACAATTTCATATTGAAATCGCAAGTCGTTGGTTTTTAGGTTATGCAATTTTCTTTGATTTTCGCACGCTTTGTGTAGTTTACCCCTAATGTCGCAAGGATAATGCCCCACTGCATTGATAACCTCAACTATTTGCTCTTTTTTGTTGTCATAAACATACCCTATATAGCAACTCATAAATAACTTTCCCCTTTCTAATATCCCCATTGTTGAGGGGTCATGTCTGTGAGTTTCAAGAAACTAAACGCGTTGAATGCCTCCTCGTGATTAGGCTCGCCCTTGAAGTCGTGCATCACAGCACGTTTCTTAGGTACGCTGTCGCCATTTTCTTTTGCGACCTCGTAGTTTTCCTGCATGCTTTCGTAAAAGTCTTTTTCGTTGACTTCTTGGATGTCATAGCCTGCATCCATATCTACCCAGTCAGGACTTGGGATGAAATCGATAATGTAATACTTTGTCATGGTAGTTTCCGCCTTTCTTTATTTAATTTCTTTTTGATAATGTGTCGCATTCATGCAAGTATGCCTTGAGGTTTGCGAACTCCTTAGGTGCAAGGTGGTTATCCCTGCACCATTGGATATAAAATCTGATTTGCTCTGCAATAGTTAGTCGTTCCATATGTGTATGCTCCTATAATGATGTGCTGAGCGTTAGGCAATTCGCACCCTCGTCTATGAGGTGGTTGTTAAAATCGTTAGGTTCGAGTGGGTTTGGTTTTGCATAGACTTCTTTGCCTTGTGATAATGCCCAATTGAGTGTGAGGATTTGTCCACTATGAGCAGACATTTCCATTGAGCACACTACGTTTGCAAGTGATGCGATAATGCGATTACGTGCTGGAAAGTTTTGAGCCTGTGGGAGTGCATCGAATGGGTATTCGCTAATAACGAGACCACCCTCAGCGATTATACGGTCGTATAAGTCTTTGTTGCTTTGTGGGTAGCAATAGTCAATACCTGAACCGAGGACAGCAATAACTTTGTGCCCACTTTCTAAAGCTGCAAGTGTTGAGGTTGCTCCAATACCCACTGATAGACCTGTGATAATAACGCGATCGGATGCAAGAGTGTTGCGAATGAAGGCATCTGTGAACATGTCAGCCTCACCGCTTGGTGTTCTTGTTCCAAGAATTGCGACTGTGTTCTTATCGCCTAAGAGTGTGATGTCGCCCTTGTAAAAGAGTGCAAATGGTGGTTGATAGCATTGAGTTTTGAGTGTTTCAGGATACTCACTATCTAAGATAGTAATGCAACGAGTATCTGCATTGACCTTTTCAAGGTCGTTCATGTTCTTAGTTTGGATGTCGGCAAATATGCGGTGCCAGTCTCCTGTGTGTTTGTTCGCTAAAGCGATAATCATTTGTCTTGCGGTTAACATTGTTAAAGTCCTCCTAAAATTGTTGATTGCAATGTTTGAAATATTGGTCGATTAAGTCTTGCTTGTCTTCAGGTGCAATGTACTTGTCGAAGTCAGATGCGAATTGCTTTTGTGATACGTAATGGACACGTTCATCACCAGCACATGCATATCTGTATTTGTGTAGGTGTGGTTTCCAGTCGACACAGTCGAAGTAATCGAAGTATCCGAATGTGATGGCATAAGCCATGACTGCGGCTTTCTGTTTCTTTGTGAGCGTTTTCATGTGTGAGCCCTCCTAGTCCTTGAGCAAGTCCACGATTTCATCACATGTGAGACCGTGGGAGAGGCATAAGTCTGTCATGATTGCGACGCATTGAAGAATGTTAATTCTTCCGACGCTGTACAAGAACCCTCTCATGTTCATGTAGTTAATTTCGTCTTGTGTTAAGTCTAAAGACTTAATTTTGTCCAAAAGTCTGTTTAATTGGGTTTCTTGTTTCTTGGTTGCCATGTTCAAATCCTCCTGTGGCTTATAAATCAAGCGAGCAAGCCCACTCAACGACTGTGTTAAAGTCTTCTTCCCAAGCGAGAACGCCATCGAGTGTAGCTTCACCTTCGTCTATGCATTGTTGTAATGCACAAGCGAGGCAGTTAATGCTCATTCTGTCGGTCTTCATGTACAAGTTATATACAGCCTTGCATATATCCTCGTAGCGTTCATGCTCTTCACCGAAGATGCATGCGACCTCATAAGCGACATCGAGGTCGAGAATGTCAATGTTGTGTTGCTTTGCTAAAGCAAGAGTTTGTGTGAATGTCATGTGTAATTCCTCCGTTGGTGGGTGAGGTTGCCTTAATAGGCAACCAAGAGACCACCGTTTGTTTCGTATATGCTGTCATCATCGCGAGCCATCGCCTCATAGTCGATACTCACGTAATTACCTAACCAACCGAGTTTGTCGAAATCGAAGTCAGGATAACATTCTGTTATCATTTGCTCTTCGTACTCTTCTGCGGTCATGTCTTCGTAGAAGCCGTAATCATCGGCTTTTTCGATTGCTTCTTCGAGTGAGCAAGAGGCGTAATTCATGATAGCTGCGAGCTTGACTGCATCTCTGCTCAAGTCCACGTCGTTCTCGTATAACGCATCTGCAAGGTCTGCTGGGTTGGTGTAATCACAATGACCACTTGGCACGAGTTCTTCGCCCTCGTAGTCTTGCACAAATAATTCTTCCTGCTCGAGCTTGCTCCAGCCTAAGTATGTGAGGACTTCGTAGAGTTCTTCGGAGCCTTGGAGTTTTTCAAAGTCGATGTAGTAGTGTCCTTGCCAGCATGTACCTAATGAGTGAGAGTTGCACTCGTTGTATGCTTTCCAAGAGCCAACACAAACAGCAAAATTGCTGTTCTTGCTGTCAAATAATTCGTTCATTCTTTCGTTTGTCATTTTCGTTTTTCCTTTCGCCGTTCTTCGGCTCGCCTCATTTTTGAAGCACCTATATTATAGCATAGTGCTATCACTACCCTATTTCTACGAAATAAAATCCCACAAAATCCCTCTTACTTTAGTAAAGCCAAAAACAACCTAAATCCATGCAGGAAATATTCGTGTTTCCGATCGCATTATGCTTAGGAGAAATTCGAAAAATATGGTGCGAGAAGATTTTTATAAATGCCTGGATAACAACACAACGAACACCAAAGCCCAAGAACACGACCAAAAACGAGAACAAGAAAAGCCCAGAAATCGGCTTCTTGCTTTCTTATGCTTGATGTTCTTTCATTCTTTAGGTTTTGCCTGTTAATCACAGGAAAAACCAACTCTCTTCGTTAAAATGAAAGACTTTGAGAGTTTCTCGGCTCGATGAAATACTCAAAAACACCCAAAAACGCCTCAAATCGCCTAAAAATGTTATTATCTTCAATTTCAATAGTGAAATTAGAAGAGAATGACATAAGTTAATAAACTAACTAGAAATCTTTAGCATTTCTAAATCCCACCATTAAAAAGAGATTATAGATAATCTCCAAGAGTTTTCCACAATTAGCCCAGACTTTTCCACCAATCAACAAGCCGAACCTCTCGCGTTATATATACGCTTATATGTATGTCGCTTAAGTATTCGTAGGTATGTGATATACATAACTTGAGTGTATATAAGTGTATGAGTTTTTAGGTTGATACTTGCTTTACCCTTTTTGTAGACAAGACCCAAAAGAAGAAACGAAAAACGGCGAGAATTACCAAGAGAGAGTGAAATGGGGTGAAAAGCGTATCATGTTTAAGCATTATGCTCTTAAGTACACGACCCCATTTTTCACGAGGTTTCAAGCAATCAAGATCGATTAAGTGATGCCCTTTAGAAGCTCGGTTAATAACGTGAAAACACTGGTTTGAGATAAAAGTGAGTAGTCTATTACCTAAAGGTAAAGGGTAGTATTGGAGCAGTTTGTATGAACTAAACCATAGGGTTTCACTCTAAAGAGTGGGTATGTATGACAGAACATAGGGCAGCAAGTACCCCTCCCCTAGTCCCCCTTTTATGTGGGGGTGCGTTATATATACATCATGCCCTCCACACCCAAATTCCAAAAATTCATCCCTTTTCACAGGGTTTCATTTCTTCATATTTCGCTCGGGTGAATCCTTTTTCTATATATTTTCGTGTCGTGTATTCGTGTGAAATCGATTTTCGAAAAATAAAATTTTGGAAAAAACAAGGTGTTTCATTGCTTTTCAGGATTACTTTAGGAATTTAGGGAATATTTGAGGAAAGTTTTTAAGTTTATTTTTGAGTATTTTAGTGGTGAGGAACTCTATGGAAAAGACTGTTGATAACATCTTTATCGATTTGATGCCTGAATCCGAAAGGAAGGTTTTTCTTAATGGCAAGAAGAGCGGTAACAAGTATGATCCAGAGGCTGCTCGTCAAGGTTTAGCGAAGTTACTTACTGGTACTTTCACTACTGAGGACGGGTTGGAACTTTCACCGAAGGATATCATCGATATGAAAACCGCGGCTTTTGTTATGGCAAATCCTACACCTCAGAATACAAAGGCGTTGTATGAGCTTGCTGGACTCGCTGCTCCTAAAGAAATTGATGTTAAGTCGGGCGGTAAGCCAATTGATAAGTTCCTCGCAGATTTGTCTATAAAGAAGGATGGAGAAAACTAGAAATTTCTCGGTGGTCGTGCCTGATTCACTAGGTAGACCGCATGAGATTAGAGTCCTGGATTTTATTCAAAATTTCCTCTACATAAGACCGAAGCCAAAGAATTTGATGGCGGAAATCTTAGATGGGGAGGTTGATGATACTCCACTCATCAAGTTCCAGTTAAATCCGCAGCAATTGAGGTTTTATCTTCAAATTGAGGATGACTGGAAGCATTATCGTCCAATTAGGTACATAGTGCTAAAGGCTAGACAAATTGGGTTTTCCACTCTTATAGCGGCGGTTATCTTCGCAATGACGATATATTCGCCATATAGAGAGTCATTAGTTATCTCGGATAAAGATGACCACACGAAGAGAATCTTCGAAATGTATCAAAGGTTCTACGATCATCTTCCTGACGAGATAAAGCCGACACAATCGGTTGGTCGAAAGGGCAATATGCTCTCCACCACCAACGAATCTACTGTTTCAGTCGAAACTGTGTCAGATGACTTGGCTAGAGGTGCGACTCTTAGAGCGGCACACGCTTCAGAGTTCGCGATGTGGAAAAAGCAACAAGAGGCTATGGCATCACTTAACTCTGCTGTTCCTCTCTCTCCTGATGCGATGCTTTTTATCGAAAGTACCGCGAAAGGCATGAACTTCTACCGAGATTTGTTTATCAACGCTTATAGCGGGAAAAGTTCTTCTCTAAAAGGCTGGTTTGAGCCTTGGTATCGAAACGATAAGTACAAGATGCCTTATCACGGAGAAGAATTACAAAGGTTCGGTGATTATGGTGATGAAGTTGCCTTACTCAAAGAGTATGAAAGTGACGGAATGACCGTTGAAGGGCTGATGTGGAGAAGAGCGCAGATTGATTCTATGGGTCTCGAAATGTTCCACCAAGAAAACCCAACTTACCCAGATGAGGCTTTCCTTACTACTGGTTATTCAATCTTCAATGCGATGAAAGTCCAAAAAAGGATTGAAGAGGTACATAGGGATGTCACATATAAAAAACGCGGTCGCTTCGAATACAAAATGGTTACATCCGCGGATAATCGCAGGATGTCAGTAACCGATGTTAAATTCGTTGAAGACCCAGGCGGAGACATCACCATCTACGAAGATCGATTCCCTGGATATCCATATGTTATCGGGGTTGACCCTTCAAGTATCCACGGCGAAGACTTCAATATCGCTCAAGTGATACGTCACGATGGGAAATGTCGTAAGCAAGTAGCTGTGTTTGAAAAGCAAAATATGGATCCTGATGAACTCGGTATCTATATGTACTGCTTAGGCACATACTACAATACCGCGCTTATAGCGGTAGAAAATAACCGCGGTCAGTCCACGAATAAAACCTTAGCCAAATGTGGTTATAGGAAGATATTTGTGGGGCAAGACCAACAAGGTTATGAAGAAGATGTCTTGAGTAAATATGGTATTTCCACTCAAGGCTCTAACAAAGAGGACATGATTAACGGTTTGAAGGCTCTCTTTAGAGAAAAACCTGAAGAAATCGTTGATGTCGGCACTCTTCAAGAAATGCAAACCTTCGTAGTGCTAGATATTGGAAAGACTGGTCACTACATTATGGGGGCATTACAAGGGTGTCACGATGACAAAGTCATGGCTCTCGCAATCGCATTAACCGCCGCGAGTACCAACCAACAAACTACCGCGGTGAATAAAGAGGTTGCTAAACAGGCTGAATTGCCTTGGCAACTTCGCACTGATAAACCTAAGACCGCAAATAGGAGAAGTATATGGAACAAATCAACCGTGTCGTAATCACTCGAAAAGAGGAGAAAGAAGTTAAAAAACTTGAACGTTTATTCTCAATCCTCGGTATTGATTATCCAAAACTCTCCAAAGAGGTTGAGGACTTAAAAGAGGCAAATATCTCATTACACGAAGAAGTTAAAACTCTTCGTGAAGAGAACGAGAATCTCAAAAAAGAATATGATGGCAAGTTCTTAGCCTTCTCTAACGAGATTGAGCAAAAACATAAGGCTCACGAAGAACTCATTAGGTCTCAAATGAACCAAATTGCAGTCAATATTCAAAAAAGCACCGCCTCTAATGGGAGCGGCAGTAAACCAAAATTCACATTCACAGGAAGGACGATAGATGAAAGCTTCTAATCAAAAAAAAGAAAGATATCCAAAGGCTAGTGCTGAACAGCTTAAAAAGTCCAGTTCCTTTGACTATGAGTGTTTTGAACGCCATAGACAATATATGGAGAAAAAGGGCTATGAGGCTTGCATTCCTGAATGGTGGGCTATGTATGAAGGTCGTCAAACACCAGAGAATTATGATCCTGAACTCCCTAGAGCAACGGAAAACATCACTTCTTGGGTTGTTGATAGCCAACACGCGACCATTTTAGGCACTACTGTCACGCTTAACTTTACTTGTTTTGATAAAAATTTATCAACTGATGGCTTGAAAAAGTTTGATGAATACGTCCAAAAAGCCATTGGAATGGAAGAAAAGAAGGATGATTTAGTGCTTGATGCTGAAGTTGCATCAACATCTCTCTTATACCACTACTGGAGTGACGATATTCTCACATTTAAGGGCAATAATAAGGGCTCTTTAGGTGTTGATGTTATCGCTTTAGAAGACTTCTTCTGTTCTAATCCTCGTTTGAGAGACGTTCAAAGACAAAAATACCTCGGTTTTAGACATAGAGCAGAGGTAAAAGCTGTTAGAGCAACAGTCGATAAGAAGATGAAAAACTATAAAGAAATCATTGCTTCTATCGTTCCTGATGATTATTTAGACCAAAAAACAAAATATGACCAAGATGATAGCGACTTCGAAACTGGCGCTGTCACCTTATATACAAGATTCTTCCGTATTGATGGTGAAGTTTATTGGACTCGTTCCACTAAATACGTTCAACTCACTGAACCAATGCCACTCAATCCAGATATCACCATTAAGAAATTAAAGAGAAAACCTGAGTATGAAGAGTTAGGTTACGCTCCTGATGATGACGAAATCTGGGAAATTGATCCAGAAGTACCTAATTTCCAAGATGAAAAACTTGAGGCTGCTAGCGAGGAAGACCACGCAAGAGCTAAAGACAAGATGATGTATTATCCAATTAGCATTCTTGTTCTTCGTAGAAGAAGAAATTGCTTATATGGACGTAGCGTTGTCGAAGATGTCTATGATAACCAAAAGTTAGTCAACTTTATGACCGCAATGGTCGCAAAGGAAATTCAAGATACCGCTTGGGCTACCATCATTATGAAAGAAGGTGCCGCTAACGGACAAACTTGGACTGGTCAACCTGGCGGAGTATTCACTGATTACACTCCAGGCAATAACTTTGGTATCAAGAGACTTGAAGGCAATCAATTAAATGCTCAAGTCATGAATTATGTGTCCACTATCATCGATATTACAAAGATGATTACTGGCACAAACGAATTAGTTGATTCTTCTTCTAACTTAAAAGATGTTACCGCATATGCGTTACAAATCTTAGAAGAACAAAGAAATAAAAAGATTGAAGCCTTACAAAACCGTTATTGGAGATTCCTCGTGGAATGCGCCAAAATCAGACTTCAATTCTATAAGCACTATTATCCTGAAAGTTATTACATCTATGACCTTACAGATGCTGAACTTCAAGATGAAATGCAATACTACGAATCATTACTTGCTAAGAAAGATGAAACTTTCGACCCAGTTATGGCTCAAAAAATGGGTTTACCAGAAGGCACAACCAATGGTCAAGTCGCTGAAAAGAAAGGCGAACCAACCAAAACGCAACATAGAAAGATTGATCCAAAGAAAGAACTTCTCGGTCACTACTTCGATATCGTGTGTGAACCTGGTAAAGGAACCAAATATAGCGAAATTATCGACACCGATTTAATCAATAACCTCTTCTTAAATGGTGGTTATGAAAAGATGTCACCTGATAGTTTCGAAATGTGGCTCAATCTCAATCCTCTTATGTCAGAGAGTAAGAAAGCGGATATCCGTGTTCTCATTCAAAAACAAAGAGAAAGTGAGAACGCTCAACTTAAAGCACAACTTCAAGAAATGGGCGGAATGCTTCAAATGGCATTATCAAGAGTTAAACAACTTGAAATTGTCGTTAGGCAAAAAGATGCCACCGCTAAAGAGATGGAAAAATCATTCAAAGATTCTCTTGGAGCAGCTAAAGAACTTGTTGCTAACCGTGAAGAAATCATTAAGCAACTTCAAGGTGGCAATAAATCGGAGGGTGGTTCAAAACTACCTTCCGCAGCCGAAATGGCTCAAGAAGATTAGACCTTATTAGTTCAAAGATTTTGAACTAATGAGTTTAATAAAAAACCGCACCCACGCAGCGTAAATGTGGAGTCACTACCATTGTAGTGGTCGAAAGGACAAAAATGGAAGAACAAAACAAAAACCCAAATCCTAATGAAAACGAAAATGGCAATCCAGCCCCTGCTGGAAATCCAGGCGCCAGTAATGATGGTAATCCAAATCCCTCAAATGACCCATCTAATAAAGAGGGAGGTAATCAAGGCAATCCACCTGCGAGTGAAGACCCTAATAAACCAGGCGAGCCGCAGTCAAAAGAGGAAAATGCTAAGTTTGCTAAAGAAAGACACGAACGTGATATTCGTAAAGCAAAGGCTGCAGGCGATGCTGAAGGATATAAACGAGCTCGTATTAAGTCTGTAGGTGGAAAGAACCCTTACACCGATACTCCGATTGAAACGGATGAGGACTTTGAATTCTATGAACTTCAAGACGAGGTCAAGTCTAATGGCGGTGACCCAAAAAACCCTTGGGAAGTTGAAAAACTCCGTAGGGAAAAGGCTGAAAAGGCTCGTAAAGAAGCTGAAGACAATAGAACCGAACAAGAAAAACAAGATGCTAAGGCAGCCCAAGAGGTTAAAGATTACCTAGATGAGGGGCATACCCAACAAGAACTCCAAGAATATTGGAAAAATCCAAAGTTCATGGAATTCGCTGACGGTTTACTTGGAGCCATCCCGTTAAAGTCAATTATTGCCAAATTCGATAAGGCATATCCTAAAGAAGACCCAGCGGCTAAACAACAAGCGGCTAATAAGGCTTCTAATCCTGGGAGCGCATCTTCATTAGAGGATCCAGCACCTAAGAAAAAGATTAGCGAAATGTCTGATGAAGAATTCAGAAAATATATGGATGAGGTAGAAAAGGGTAAACGCAAAATTGATGATTAACGAAAGGAGTTCATTATATGAACGAAGTAAAAATGACCTCTGGCGAATTATCACAAGCTCAAAAAGAGTTTGTCCAAAAAGTCGTCATGATGGAATTAGGCGGATTGAAAGATGATGTCTTATTCAGATTCGCAGAAAAAACAAACTTTACCCCTACATCTGATGAATATTCTTGGAGAATGTACAAGGATCTTCCAGATACCACAGACCACTTAATCGAAGGTGTTACACCTGCTGGTCTCAAATACTCATTAGTCGACTTTGTTACAAAAGTTTACCAAGAAGGTAACTATGTACCATTAACCGACAAAATGCTCAAATACGGCATTGATAAACAACTCTCTATCTCTGGCAAATTACTCGGTAAGAACGCCAAGAACAGAATGAGAAGTTTACTCGCCGCCACTTGCTTCAATGGTCTTAACGTCCGTTATGCTCAAGGTCAAAATAGCAGAGCCAACGTGTTATCCAACACAAAAGGTATCACCCTTGCTGATATCAATGCTATCAAAGCTGACTTTGTCCGTAGAGGCGTTGAACCAGTCGAAGGTGGCAAATACATCTTCTTAGCATCTCCAGAAGTTATCGCTGATATCAAGAATCTTGATGGCGTTAACAAATCCTGGATCGATGTCGAAAAATATGGTGACCAATCTGGCATCATCAACGGTGAAGTTGGTACCTTCTTAGGTTTCCGTTTCATCGAAACAAACATTGTTCCTGTTAAGGATACATACATTCACCTCTGCTTAGCCTTTGGTAAAGAAGCCTTTGGTTCCGTTGCCATCGATGGCGAAGATGCAGCTGGTGGATTCGAAGTCATCTATAAGGCTCTTGGTTCCTCAGGTTCCAGCGACCCATTAAATCAACGTGGTTCCTTGGGTTGGAAACATGATGGATTCGGTACAAGAATCTTAAGAGACGAAGCTATGGTTCGTTACGAATGTTACCACGGTGCCGCTATTGCTTCTGCATTAACAGATGCCAGCAGAATCGGTTATCGTTCCGCTTCAGGTGCTATTACACCAACATTAACTGCTGGTACTAATACAAGCATCGAAATCACTGGTAACGTTGCTCCAGGTAACTTACTCAAAGCTGAAGTCAAAGCTGGTGCTGGTCACACATTAGCATCAACCAACAAGTGGACAGTCGCTTCCTTCGTTGGTGTTGATGTCATCCAAGGCACAAAAGATGATGCAGTCATCTTCGTCCAAGTTAAGAAAGATGCGTCCGCAGTTACACTCGTTTCTGCTAACGCAGCATCCTAATTTAGGACTGACACAGTGAATTCAACGGGTTGTTAAACCTCCTATAAAATAACCGTCATTCAAGGGTTGGACGTTAACTAACCCTTAGTAAAGAAAGGTGGTTAAAATCTATGGCAGACAAAATTGTCAAATACGTTAGAGTATTTATTCCAGAAGATGCCCTCAACGAATGGGAAAAAGCCAAGACTGTCACTATCAATGGCGTTATTTATGCCATCCCAGTCGGTGAATCGGTCGAAGTTCCAGATTTCGTTGCTGATGTTGTAGAAAACTGGTTAGCCGAAACAAAGAAGGCTAAAGAAGAATACAAAAAACGTATGAAAGAACTTGAAGACGCTTTCAAATAAAAAACTCTGCCACTTAACTGTGGCACCTTATGCTTCGCTCTAGTGAGAAGGCTAAACCACCGCCTTATTGGTGTAATTCCAATACGAAGCGCCGAACTAAACCAAAATTAAGAAAGGAAAGGAAACATTATGAGAATTGCTGACTTAGTAATCAATTGCTTAAAAGAAACATTCCGTAACGATGACACTACTATCACAGTGGCTAATCTTCGTAATGGCGATTTAGCAAAGAATCCTGATTATGCAAACGAAATCAACAATGTCTTTCTTTCTATCAATAAAGGAATTTCTCGCCTTGTAACCGCGGGAAAAATAGATTTGAAACACGATATCATCACCGCTGATGAAACTAAGGATATCTATGATATCTCTGCTATTAAGGATCTTCGTAAAATCCGTAGTGTTTACATTATGAAAAATGGTAGACCTTACTGGATTGGATGGTCTCAAGTTGGTCAAAACTTAATCTATTTAGGTTATGGTTTAACAGATACCATTCATATCGTATACGAAAGAAAGATTCCTAATTTTAGTGAATCTGATTTATCTAGCGAAGACGATATCGAAACTAAATACGGATTAACTGATGAACTTTGCAACTACATCAATTACTTCGTTAAGAGTGAACTCTTTGAAGTTGTTGATCCAGATAGATGCAAACGTTATCTCAATTACTTTGAACAATTCATCAATGAAGTGGATACAAGACAATCTGTACCACATCAAAATGCTGTTCAAAACCCATACAAGATTAGGTAATGCTTATGGCTACAAAAGATAAGTTCAATCTAAATCTTAGAAAAGACCAATTCGCACAAAGACACGTTTTCACAACGGAGTCTTTTGCTGGTGTTGATTATCAAGAAGCGGAAAATAGGGTTGCTAAATATAACGCTAGAGAATCATTGAACGTTATTTTTAAGAATGGTATTGACCAAACTCGTGATGCTTGGGAACAAGTCGCAAAAGCAGATGCAAGAGTGAACTCTCTCATCAAATTTAAGGCAGAAGATGGTATGGAACATATCATCGCTCATATTGGCAAATACCTTTATGAAATCTTTAGATTGGGTAGAGAACACTCTTTTTTAGATGCTATTTTCACTAAAATATCCACTTATGAATTAGAAGACTATAAGTCAAAAATGGTCGTCAGTGGCAAGCGTTTATACATCTTAGGTGGTAACAAATACCTAATGTTAAGAATGACACCTACATATGAACTTTGCGAAGTTGAAGATAGTCAATACACCTATGTACCTGTAACCACTATTGGCATTACATATAAAGACTCACCAGTCAATGGAATCAGTGCATATGATGATGTGAACTTAATGACCCAATGGAGAAAAAATAAACTCGTCTCTGGAACATATATCGATAATGGTGTTGATGTCCGTTCTACTCGTTTTTGGGAATGGGATTTCGACACATCAGTTAAACCTAAAACAAAGTCTGATTTGAACAATCTTGAAATTGTTATCAGCTCTTTGAGAAAGGTGGATGCGTAGTATGGCAGCAATTAGTGGCTCAAATATCGCTTCATATAGACAAATCGGAAGTGATGTTGATAACGGATATATTAAGCTCGGATTAAGAGGCACGCTAAATAATTATAGTGTCACTCCAGGAACTGGTTATGGCGAAATGTGTTATCCATCAAATGGTAATTTACTATTTTATGGTAACGAGCTTTCATTATATGTTACTAGAGGCAGCACAATAAACGCCTCCAACATTTCTAACTTTATTTATGTAAAGAAGATTCGTATTTACTTAGAAGACGATTTAGTTAAAGAAATTACTTGTGAATGTGGAGATGTGCTTTGGGAACATCATGACTACATCGGTATTAGAAACGATAACTCGCGTTGGTGGAGAACCAGTTGGACTATTCCTCTAGGAAGCACAACAAAATATTTCGGTGGAAATCCTTGGGCTGCAACAAATGTTGTTACAAGCACTGGTAGAGTAAGATCTGTTTCAGGAACTTACAATATCAATGTTGAGGTAGATTATGAGGTTGATGGCACAACTTTTCACGGAGATCATACAGGTAGATGGCAATTAGGAAGAATTACTTTCTTACCATTAGTTTTGGGCTCAATTTTGGTTTCAACAGATAATGTTACAAAAAAGTTCTATAAGAACACATCTTTTAACTATAATAACCTAGTAGTTTATGGACTCTACAATTTCCATTCAACTGTTGGTGGAAATGCAGCTGACATTGTAACTCTGTCAAGTGGTTATAGTGTTTCATCGCCAAACATGGCGTCGGTTGGAGATCAAACCGTAACAGTTAGTTACGGTGGAAAATCAGATACATATACAATTACAGTTGTTGGTATATCAAGCGTTTCAGAAAACACTGCATCAAAATTTAGATACTTAATTGATGTATCTAATCCTACGCCAACAGCCTTAACAATTAACTACACTGATGGTACATCAAGACAAGTTACTTCTAATATAGCTTCTAATTTTGCTTGGACAAGTGGGGATTTATCCGCTGTTGGTACAAGAACATTAGCATATAAGATTTATGATTCTAATACAGATGAATGGGCTACTGGCTCATCTATTAAATATGTTAGAGATGTATCTTCATTATCAGTTAAAACAAATCCGACGAAGATTGTTTACCAAACAAACGAATCACATTCCAATAATGGTTTAGTTGTTACTGCTAACTATGGTGATGCAGGAACATTTGATATTTCCAAAACATCATCACCAGTCAATTGGACTCAAGGCGACATTTCTATAAGTATGCCAAATATGAGAACCGTAGGTAATAAGATAGTTACTTTCTCATATCGTGGTCAATCCACTTCATATGGAATTACTGTACATGGTCTTACAAGTGTTCGTTTATATGTACCAGAAAGTCTTAATAAGCACTTACGTGGCGATTTAGTCACATCTTTAACTGATGGATTAAGAATTTTCTATACTTGCTCAAATCAAGCTGAAACTGAATTATCTTTATCATCCACCAAAGTGTCTATAGATACATCAGGTGTAAATGTTGGTGTTAATGGTACATACAACGTTAGAGTTACAGTCACCCACGAAGGCAATAGCATCACTGAAACATATCCTGTTCAAGTTTATTCTCTTGAATCACTAGCAGTTAGTGGCTATAAGAGTGAATTTGTACACACAGGAACCGCTCCAACATTCTCTGTTGGTGGTTTAGTCGTTACAGCTCATTTTTCCGATGGTTCTGAAAGAGAGCTCGCATCAAATGAATATACTGTTTCTGCTCCTGACAACATGAACGTTGGTAATCATACAGTCACAGTTACATCCACCGTTGGTGCTACTCAATCAGTCACATACACAATTCAAGTTGTTGAAGACTATCCAGATGCTATCGTTAGTGTCGATTTAAGCGGTTGGAATGCAGTTCACTCTCAAGGTGATACATTCTCTAAACAAGGAATTATTGTCAAAGCACACATGCACTCTGGTGTTGCTGAAAAGGAAGTTGACTTTGATACATCTTTAGATGGTCAAGTATTCGGCACTGATATTACAAGTGCCACTACCAACTTCTCTATCTATGTCGATACAAACGATTCAGAGAATCCTTTAGAAGTAGAATACAACTCAAATAAAATTCTTAATGGCGGAACACTTACTGCTAAATACGATAAATTAAATTCAATTAGTGTTAATGCTGGTAGTTCAACTGGTTTATTACGTTGGACTAGAGCAGGTGAAGAATTCACTGATTGGATTAACGATAATAACCACATCACTGTCACCGCATCATATGAGTATGGTGGCAATAAGACTATTGCTCGTGGTCTTTATACATTGTCTAAACAACCTGGTGAAGTTTGGACTAAAGATGATATGGGTGATAATACCATCACGGTTTCATATAAGGGTAAAACAGCCACATATACCGTTAGAGTATCAATCTTAAATGGTATCTCTATTACAAGTTCAAGAAGTCCAAACAAATTCAATAGAAATGAGGATTTAGATTTAACTGAACTTACTATTAGACGTTTCTACACACACGATGGAGAAAACGATGAAGCTGGTTCAATGATATTAGACGACATCTCCAAAGTCACCATTACTGGTCATTTAGGAATGACTCCAGATAATAATGATGGAAAGACACACAATGTCAACTTCACATATACAGAAGCTGGTGTCACAAAAACCAATTATTTGCAAGTTGCGGTTAAGGCACTATCAAGTGTTACTTTAAGCGTTAACAAAATCGCTGTTAACTATGGTGAAAACTTTAGTTTAGTTGGGCAAACATTAGCGGTTACATTTAACGACGATGATGCTTATTCCTTAACTATCAATAGCGGTAATACAGTCACTATAAATAGTGTTGTCTATCCACTCGCCATTAGTCTCGATTCTCCAATTATTAGAAACAAGATCGAAGGTGTCACAGTTGGCATGTCCTTTGGCGGTGAAACAAAATACGCTACATTAACAATTCATTGTATCTATTTAGATTCAATTGATTTAGATGCATCTTATTACACTGGTCAAACACTATTTGCTGGTGAAGCAATTGATTTAAGCAAGTTCTCAGTCACAAAGACTATTGCTTCTACCGATACAGACGATTCCAATTATCCAGTCGAAACCGATATTACTGATGATGCCCAATTCTCGATTAGTGATGGACAAATCTTAATGGTTGGCAATAACACAATTGGTGTCTCCTATACTCAAGGTGTTGGCAATACACAACAAAGCAAATCTGATAGTGTTACCTTAACCGCAAATCAAATTGCCTTACAATCTATCAACACAACTGGCACAGATGCTGATGATCTCACCGCTATGCTTTCATACGTTGAAGGTCAAAACTTATCTCTTGCCGATTTAGTGGTCAATGCCGTATTTAACAAAACAGCATCAAATAGAACATTAGATTTAACTGAATGTAAAGTTTATATAAATACTACTGAAGTATATTACACTCAAGCAGTGTCTTTAGATGACAATGGCAAGAGCTTAATTGTTGCTTATACCTATGATGGTGTTACAAAGACTGTCACAGTTGGAACACTTACAGTTATCGCCAAAGTCTTATCAAGCATTGCTATTAGAGATTCATCAACACATAAAGTCAATTATTTAGTTGGTGACAAGTTCACCACTGCTGGATTATTCATTGAAGCTACATACAATGACGGATATGAAGAAGTTATTTCCAGCGGATTCACTACTGACTTTGATGCTTATAAATCAAATGCCTTTGCAGGAGCAGATGTCGGTGACGAACAAGAAGTCACTGTTTCTCTCACTGTTGCTGGTGTTACATGCACTACCACATATGAAATCAATGTTGGTAAACCAGCTTTGCAATCCTTAAGATTTGATACTTCCTTAATCAACTTAAATGTCACTAACGGAAGTGCATTCTCACTTACTGGATTAAAAGTCTATGGTATCTTCGAGAACGGATATGAAGAGCAATTAACATATACCGCTCCAGATATCGCAACTGAACTAAGTTATAACGGAAACAACGAAGTATCCTTCGCATCTACTAACTTAGGCGTTAAAGAAGTCACAATTAGTTGTTCCAACCCATACGATAATACTCAATTAGCAGTTACTAAAGCATTAGAGGTCACAGTTACTCCTAACTTAGAACTTGTTGATATCAAACTCGAATTTGATATGGAACAAGATCCATACAATTACAGAGTTGGTGATACATTCAATGCTAAAGGTTTAATCGTTAAAGCATTATTCAAAGATACTGACTGGATGGCGGTCACTGGTTATGAAACAGCCAATCCTACCCTTGGCTCATTACTCCGCTCTGGTGGAAAATTAACCGTTAAAGTCATGTATACATCACAAGGTGTTGTTAAATCTCAAGAATACACTATCGTAGTTGCAATGCCTTATGACAGCGGTATCGTTGAAGAAAATACATATAAGGTCGCATTCAATGTTGCAAGCGTCACACACGAAGAAGCAACTATTGAATTCTCAGACACTACACAACTTCCATTATTCCACGCTAACCAAGTCGCAGTTGATAATAACCAAGAACACGATACATATGGCTTAAACATCTACACAGGTGCTGATGCTGATAACGATTGTATTGGTTATCTCAAACTTGGTGCGACAAGTGAAGTGGATGGATCAGTCATTGAAAACGGCAAATTAGTGTTATTCGATGACCCAGTAAATCCAATTGATGGAGACGGAAATATCATTGCTAAATTCCCTCACTATGTTAGTGGCTATGCCGATAGAGTGAACAAGTGCCATTTCGGAATTATCTATAACAAACGTTTCTTTGTTAGCGGTAATGCAGATTATCCAAATATGGACTGGCACTCATCACAAGTCAATTCTTCTCAAGTAGAACATTATGATACCGAAGAAGATAGAGATCTAACATATTTCTCTGATTTAGATTATTGCAAATACGGCAGTGAAAATTCAGCAGTTAAAGGTTATGACATCTATCGTGATGGTACATTGCTCGTATTTAAGGGCAAAACAGCCCATGAAGCCACGATTTACACTAGAACCAAGCAATTAGTCAATGCTTCTAGTTACGATGGCGAGGTTGTCAATGAGGGGCAATTAGCGGAAGAAGCATATCCTTGCTTCGAAGTTAATCCAAATGGCGGTTCAGGTGCTATCTCAAATTATGCAGTTATCAACTTTGTTGGTGAAACACTTGTATTAACAAGAGATGGTATCAAAGCTATCACTTCTAAAGAAACAACATTAAACAACGCGAAGTACACCTACGATGTGTCCTCGCACATAAATAATAAATTATTAAAGAATAATGATTTGAATTATTCATTCCTCTCAGAGTTCAAAGAAAAATTGCTCTTGAGAACTGATGAAGGCATCTACATCGGGGAATATAAACTACGTGATGATAATAGCGAATACGAATGGTATTTCTGCGATAACATCAACGCCTATTACTTCTTCGAATTAGACGATGAACTCTACTTCTCCGATAAAAACGGAAACATCTCACGATTTGTTGATAATGATTCCATCATCGTGAAGGACAAACCAAGAACATATGTTGGTTTAGCAGGTACAACTCTCAGTATTGACTCCAATAACGACCAAATCATTATTTCTAAAACATATGCAGATAAAGTCGTTGAAGGTAATGAGTTCCACTTATTAAGCAAGATATCCGCGATTACAGGCAATGTGACTGATGAATCTCAAGTCTATGCCAAGATGGGTAACTTCGTGAACACAAATTACCGCGATAATCAATTAAGAGATTCGTTATCCTCATTCGACCAAACTGCTTATGAAGGTCTAATTGATCCAAGCACAAATCAAATCATCTTAAGGTCATACACCGCTGCTGGTGAAATCAATTATGAAAAGACATTAGATGACTTGCTCTTATTCCCAACATATAAGTGGGTATATCTCGATAACATTGTTGGTGATGTCGTAAGTATTGCTCCAGATAGACCATATCAAATTAAGAGAATTAAAGTTAATAATCCGCTTGAATTTAGATTCATTCTCCTTGATGAGATGAATAACGAAGTCAACTTAACTGGTGTTATTACAATGCGTATGAGCTTCAGAGTTAACGAAGTATCAGTAGCATATATCACTAACGTAGAAAACTACGGACAAGATGGCGGTAAATCATTCCAAGTTGGATTACCACTTAAGAAAGATGAGTACATCATTCTCGACCTCATTAAATACATGAGTAGAGAAGGAACTTATCAAGGTGTTATTACAGAACACGTCAATGTCTATTCAAGATTCGTTACTAAAGCCTTCGATTTAGGCTCATCAGAACACGATAAAACAATCTATAAATGGACAATCATTAACGATAGTTCAATCGCATCAGCAATGAAGGTTGGATATATCGCAAGTCGTAAATATGCTGATTTCATAACCGCAGTTAAAGAAATTGGCGGCGCGAGACAGTTAGCGTTTGAAGGTCTAAACTTCGATAAGATTCACTTCACAAACGATAAACTCCCTCACATTTATGACAAATTTAGAACTCTTCCAAGAGTCGGTTATATAAGATTTATCTTCTATAACGATGAAGGAACAAGAATGGTTCTATCAAAACTAGAAATAGTCTATTCATTAAGTCTACTAATGAAAGGAGTTAGATAAGTATGTCATATCAAGAAGAACGTGCTCAATTAGAGCAAATTACTCCTAAGTCATTGCCTGGCAACACTGCAGAATCAGGGCTAGGCGCTGACCTAATCCAGGAAAAATTCTACGCTGGTATCTTCTACCTACACGACTTATTAAATGAAGCAAGAGTTAAATTTGCAGCAGATGATGCGGTATTAGAAGCTGATATTGTCTCACTAGACAACGCTCTTACCGCTCTCGCTGCGAGAGTAACAACCTTAGAAGAAGATACTCTCAACTACGCTAGGTTGATGGCACAAGTTGAAGCCTTACAAACATTAACGGCTTCACACACAACGAGCATTAGCACAATTCAATCTGCTATTGCCACTATCAATGCCAATATCGCCACATTAAGAAGCGATATCATCAACGGAACTATCTCGGCTTATAAAGCAATTCGTGATGGTGATGGAAATGTTATCAAAACAACATACGCCACTAAGTTGGAGTTAGCCGCTACCAATAACGAAATTACCAAGATTAAAAATGGTGACACAGTCGTTGGCAAAGCAGTTAAAGACCAAAATGGTGACATCATCAATTCAACGTACATAAAGATTGCAGCGATTATCGATGCGTTAACATCAACATCCACCACCGCTCCATTATCAGCGAATCAAGGTAAGGTATTGAATGAAAAGATAAATGCAATTCTCGCTTTATTAGCAAGTAATGATACTGACTTAGACACAGTTCAAGAAATCGTTACTTACATCAAAAATAACAAGTCTCTCATTGATGGTGTAACAACCAATAAAGTGAATATTAGCGATATTATCGATAATCTCACTTCTGCGTTAGCAAACAAGCCATTGAGTGCTAATCAAGGTGTTGTCTTAAAAGCCCTTATCGATGCCTTAGACAGCAGCAAATCGGATAAGTCTAACACTTATACCAAAGATGAAGCGCAAGCAATGGCAGATGCCAAAATAGCTGGAATTACTGGAGTGAATGTAATCACAGACCAAGACGATGAAAAAGTCTATGACTGGAGAATCGTTGTCCGTGGTGAAAGAGTTTATCTCTCAGTAACCGACATAACTGAAACTGAATAAGAAAGGAGAATGAAGCTATGTCAGAAATATTAAAAGAAATGCTTGGAGCAAAAGTATTCAAAGAAGAAATGGCTAAATTGAGAAGTACCATTGCCAATGGCTTAATGGGTCTCGACTTAGACTTTAGCGAAAGCACACTCACTTATGCTCGAATTAAAGAAATTCTCAACGCTGGTCAAGGTAAGAGTTATTTCACAGTTGGTGATCAAATCACTGTTGAAAAAGAAAACTCAATTCTTGTTACTCCAAGCAATAACAATTTATCTATTTCGTTTAATGAATCAACATTATTAAGCAAAGAACATGAAGCTGGTAATAAAGATTATATTTTCGCTTATTCCGCGGATGGTTGGCTAGATGAACACAATAATGCAGTCACTTTAAGTGAATATGGCATTACTATCTCGTCTGGAACGCCAGTTATTGGTGATACCATTACCGTTCACGAAATAGCGAGCGAATTAGTATTCGATATTGCACACGTTACCGCAGAGAAGTTAGTTCTTGTTATGCATGATGCATTTATCTCAATGCAATTCGATGCTCAAGAAGCGAAATGGGCTGCAACTGATGGAAGTCAATTACCAGCAGGTAAATACAAAATCTCTTCCACATTAGCATTTGTCGCTACCCAACCATTCTATTGTGCTAGACCAAGTAACACTACACTCTCAACAAGTGTCACAGTTACTACCTATGGTGCAAATAGAGCAGCTGTTGAAAGTGGTTTAGCAATTGTTGCTGATGTAACCGATTGTGATGGTGACTTAACTGCAAGCGGTTGTGAAAACCATAACGATAGAGTCAATTACGGTTCCAATAACTACTTAGAATCCGCAATTAGACAATATCTCAACGGAACAAGTGCAGGTTGGTGGTCTCCACAAACTAAATGGGATTTAAGACCAAGTAATCACGCTGGTGTTCCATTCAAACATGGTATTGACCCAGCATTCCTTGACATCTTATCTACTCCAGAAGACTTAATTTGGAAAGATAACACCAATGGAACATATGGAAATACTGGTAGTCACTCTATCACTGACAAGTTCTTCCTCTTATGTTCTAAAGACGTTAACTTCTCAACAGATGCTGATGAAAGTTCTAATGCCTTAGATTTATTCAAAGGTGGACTAGCAGCAGCCGATAATAGCACTGACCAAAACAATCTTCGTAAGAAAATTGTGGGAAGTGGCTATGGCTACTGGTGGTTAAGAACCGCCTATCGTGGCTACGTCAGCCTTGCGATCCTTGTCTACCCGCCAGGTAACCGTTACTACAACTACGCTTTCAACACTGATGGTGTCGTCCCCGCTTGTGTCATCTCAGCAGATTCTGCTGAAGAATAAAATCATTACTACCGATAGGTAGTTTGATAAATAACACTCGATAGAGTGTAAAACAAAATCTAAAAGAAAGGAGAAAGGTCTTTGCATTTATATGCCAGTTGTTGAAAGTGAAAGAGGCGAAACAAAAATGGCTTGGTGGAAGTCAGTAACAAAACTTAATGACTACACAATTAAAGCAGTTACCAATGAAAAGGTTATTCCTAAAAGATATCGTTGGATAATTGCTCAAAAGATAATTGATAGTTCAATGAGTATGCTGACAAACGCTATTAAAGCAAATTCAGTCTATGTGAAAGAAGAATTTAAGCAAAGTGATTATGAACTTCGTAGAAAATTCCAAAAACTCGCATATGCCGAAACACACAATATGTTAGCCCTTATTGATGTCTCTTATAAAACCTTCAAGACAATAACTGATAAGAAACATAAAACTTGGATAGGTCTAATACTTGTCGCTCAAACTGATTTGAAGAATTGGATTGAAAACGACAGTAAAAGATATGGTTAACGACTATTTACCGCCAATCGTGGCAACGTCAACAATGCGATCAATGTCAACACGACAGGTAACCGTAACAACAACAACGCTAACAACACTAATGGTGTCGTCCCCTGATTGTTTAATTACAAATTTGTTAAAAGTAAGTCATATTGACCGAAATCAAGCTGAACAATTACACAAGGAGTCGTTGACCAATCCTAATTTAGGAGAATAAATGCATTGATGCGGTTTACCCAACTCATAGTGGTAAGTATCGCTAGGAACAATGCCCACGATTAAAGAAAAAGTCTGCTCTTATAAATCTCTAAATACCGCTCTAAATCATTGCAATCACAACGTAATGTGGAAAGACAGTGTCATAGGATATAACAAGAACAGATGTCAAAACTTGTATGCTTTGTCAAATTCATTGATGAACGGAACATACACATTAGACCGTTATATCACATTCCAAGTTCATGAACCTAAGACAAGAGATATAGTCGCAACAAGACTAAAGGATAGAGTATTCCAAAGGTCATTATGTGACAACTATCTCACTAAAGAGGTAACTAGACACTTCATCTATGACAATTGTGCTTGTCAAAGAGGAAAAGGAACTGACTTCGCAAGAAGAAGGTTCAAGATTCATCTCGAAAGGTATTACCGAAAACATGGTGCTAATGGTTACGTGTTATCCCTAGACATTCATAACTTCTTCGGAAGCACTAATCACGAAATAGCCAAGAAACAAATCGGAAAACTAATTAGAGACGACTGGGCTAGGGAAAGAGTATTTGAAATCATAGACAGTTTCAGAGGAAAAGCTGGAATTGGTCTTGGTAGTCAAATCTCACAGTTAATTGAGTTGTCTATGTTAAATGACCTAGACCACGCAGTTAAAGAGAGATGGCGTATCGAACATTACATAAGGTATATGGACGATATAAAAGTCATTCACCAAAGCAAAGAGTATCTAATTGCCTTATTAAAGTTCATTATCGAAGAATTAACAAAGTTAGGTCTTGAAATCAACACAAAGAAAACATTTATTGCAAAACTATCTCAAATCACTAAATTTCTTGGATTTAGTTATCACTACTCCAGCACTGGCAAAATCATTATGAGAGCCAATAAGGAAAGTGTTAGCAGAGCAAAGCGAAGAATTAGAAAGCAACTTGCTAATCCAAGAATGACATTGGAAAAAGTAAAACAATGTCTACTATGCTACATATCCCATATCAAGAAAGGTAATAACTACCACTTGATTCTAAGAATAAAACAGTATTTTGAAAGGAGAATAAGGTATGGGTATCAAATTTGAAAAGAAAAATCCAAGTGAAGTCAGAAAATTTGACGACATGAGAAACACAGCTTCAAAGGTTGCTGATGTTAATCCACATGATATCGCTGTTGTTGATGAGATTCGTAAAGAATATACCCTCACTCAAGAAATTGCGATCATTAGAAAAGCATTGGCTCATATGGGTTGTGACCTTCCTGAATTTGTTGAGTGGAATGAAGCGGTTGAATCTGCAAAGGCAAGAGTTCCAAGCAATGATTAACCAAGAGTTTATTTCAGAACTTCTATCTAGCCTTAAATCCATAGGATACGGAACAGACAATATCGAGTGCGTATTACAAGAAGGTTCATCACTCTATCTTAAAGATTATGGTGACATAGACTTCAAAGTCATTGTTAAGAATAGAAATCCTAACGCTGATACAAATAGGCAGTTCGATATCCAGGGCAAAATTGTTGAATGTGTGTTTTACACATTAAGAGATTGGAACGAAATTCCAAACTACATGAAAATGCTCTATTTCATTACTGAATCACCAGATATGAAACTCATCTATGGAAGCGACAAAAACTTTGTTAGACACGATATCGTGAAAGATAAGGAACTTGCCAGGAGGGTATTAGACAACTATGACAAGTGCTTCTGGAATTACCAAGAAAGTTACAAGATTTATGGCTATTACCCAATGGAAGAAAAGAGGTTATGGAACTTCTTGCTCTTCTACTTCAAATGTGAGAATAAATCTCACAAGCTTACTCAAAAACAGTTGAAAATACTGCAAAAGGCTCATGACCTTAAATATTCAAAAACCATGTTCAAAGATTATTTCAATAAATTGAAAGGAGAAATCTTATGAAAAAACGATTCTTAATTCCGCTTATCATTCTTGGAATGGGTGCAGTTGGAACTGCTGCTGGTTTTAGTGTTAATGCCTATTATCAAAATAAAGCAAACGAAACGGCACAACTTATCGAAGTTCAAGAGAATATTCAAGGTGATGAAGCACTTACAGATGAAGAAAAAAGCAAACTTCAAATTGTCATTGATCAATTGACTGCTAAATATAACGAAATCAAAAACATCCAAGTTGCTGGAACCACTATTGGCGCAATTGCTGGTTCTGTCGTTGGTGCTATTGTTGGTTTGATTCCTGCTTTAATCAACAGGTCAAACATCCATGAAGCGTTAGATTTTACGAGAAGCGCTAGAGTTCAAACAGAAGCCAACGGCAAACTTCTCGAAGAATTCAAAGAAAAATTCGAGATTACTGACAAAAAATACAATGATGTGATTGAAGCGAATAAACTTCTTGGAAAAGCCCTTGAAAGCGTTGAAAAACGTTTAGACGAATCCCTTAAAAAGCAAGAAGAAATCTCTAACGAAAACAAAGAACTTAAAGAGATGTTCCTTACTTATGTCGCTCATAACAAAGAAGCTGTTGCAAATGGTGTTGCTGAACAATTAACCAAAAAATATCTCAATAAATAAGTGAGGGTTTGACTATGACTAAAGAAAATAAAGTAAGAGTTAAATCCAAAACAGTAAGGAATAAAAATATCCTTAAAGTTGTTAGTGGGAGTATGTGGTGTGCCAAGTTCGCTTTGCCATTTATTCCTGCAACAGTAATGACAATCATCAACTGGGACGAGTGGTTTGCTAACACACATGGAAGTTTGCCAGCAGGTTTCCTCTTAATGGTTGTCGGAACATTGGTTTCCATTATTGGTATTTGGAAGAAAGACAAGTTTATGGAAAAGCATATTAGTCCACTATTCGTGTTAGTTATCGGATTAGTGCTAGTAGCAGCTTCGTTCTTATTATTAGCAAATATCTTATACCAAGCAGGGATGATGTTCTTATACTGCGCTGCTGGTGCATTAGCCGCAGCAATTGATGATCAAGTTCAAATGTCTGTTGTTTCTCCAAGATTAGTAGAAATGGAAGAGGACATTAAAGAAGGTGGGCTTGATAGAAAAACGAATAAACGTGAGGCAAGAAGAAAAAAACGTCTTGCCGAAATGGAAGAAGCAAGAAGAAGGGCTGTTGAATAATTATGAAAAAGAAATGGAACGACAGAAACAAGAATGAGAAAAAATGGTTTCTTATTAGACTAATAGGAGCCATTGTGTTCTTGTTAGCAGGTGCTATATTTGGTTTGGTGGCGCTCTATATGAATGGATGGAATTTTTATAAATTCATCACCAATCCAACAACGGATTTAATCCTATTATGTTTGTTAGCGTTTGGCATTACATTGTTTGCTTCTTTGGAGGTCAAATAATATGGCAGAAGAGAAAACAACAACAGAAGAGAAAACTCAGGAACAGCAAAATACTGCGAATGGTTTTTTGTCAAAAGCAAAGAACGCTTTTAATAGAGCCCAATTCTCAAGATACATCGGATTTCTTGGCGTAGTAATTGCTACTGTCGTCATTTCCTTGTATCAAGTTGGATGGGATCCAGAAAAAATTGGTTGGAACGTATTTGTTGCCAACACATCACTATTACTCTTTCTTGGCGTTTATGGTTTGTTCTTTGGCGAAGGTGAAGGCGGTAGTTTCTTTAAGAAGATTATCACTGGTGCTTATCAAGCCGCTAGAACACTATTCTTAGATATTGTAGATGCTATAAAAAAGAAAAATTACACCGATGCTCTTCCAGATTATATTGTTTGGAGATATCAAAGAGACTATGACAACACTTGCAAAATGAAGATGTTGTCTGTGCGTTTATTCGATATGTCTATCCTTGATTTACCAGATGAAAAGATAGAAGAATTAAGAACTAAACACGTAAAAATCGATGATAACACTTATTATTCAAAAATAAGTGATGAACAATACAAAGTTATTAGACAAATTAAAGATGGTCAAGTCTTTGTCGATTACATTGATGATTATAATTTCTTCCTCAATGATGAAAATACTGATGGTGAACAACAAGCCACCAGAGTCAAAAACACTCCAAAGAGAAAAGAAAAAATCACTTGGAAACAAAGAATTTCAAGAGTATTGATGATTTTCTTGGTTGCTCTTATCTTTGCTGGTTTCTTCAAAGAAGCATACGGAAGTGGCGCTGAAACAGCAGCTGAACAAGCAGCGGCTCAACAACAAGCAATTAGAACATTATTAACTCGTATCTCAACTCTTGTGGTTTCCATCGCAGCAGGCATCAATACTGCTAGATTATTAAACCTAGAAGATGTCTTTGTATTGAAATATAAGAAATCCTACGATGAAGTGTTCTTCACTTGTATGGAAAATAAAACCTTTATTCCTGTTGATTATAAAGCAAAAGCAAAAGCTGATTATGAAGAACAGGAACGAAAGGAAGAAGAAGCGCGAAAGAACGTTATTATACCTGAAGTTCTGGATAAAAACGACATTCTTCAAATAGAACAACAAAACTCAGAAGATACTGAACTTATGAAAGGAGAAAACGATCATGGCAGTAGAGACGAACAAGACAAAGTGGACTGATTCATTCGCAAAGTCCATTGGAGTTACCACTAATCCAACTGGTGGAGAAGGAGGTAGCGAACAACCAACTGACAAATATGATGCTTTAGAGTACACATCTTATAAAGATATGCTTTCTAGCAAGATTCAAGCTTCGGTCGCTAAAGAGCAAGCACAAAAGTATGTCGGTAATTCTTTAGCCAACGCTGGTTTTGGTGGTCAAGGCATTGCTGAATCCACAAAAGCTGGAATTATGGGAACCTATAACAAAGCCATTATGGGTGCTGATGAAACTCATCAAGCCAACTTAATTGATATTGAAAGACAACGTCAAGAAGAAGGCGAGTTAAAAGGTGAAGAGAAATGGCAATCTGCTATGACTATGCTCCAGCAAGCCCAAAACATCGAAGATTTGGATTACATCAAAAATAACTTCTATGAAGATATGAACGATGAACAAAAGAAGATGTTTGACTACTATTACAACTCTTATAAAGGCTCATTCACAACCAGCGATCCATCTGGTCAAAGTTATGATGAATTCATCAAAGGCTTATCAGATAAAGCATTTAATGAAGATGGCTCAATTAAGAGTGAAAACGATTACGCCAACTATAACTATCAAGTTATGAAAACTGCTGGATATTATGTCCAAGGCTTAAGTGGCGGTAATTCACGTGATACCGATGATATCGACATCACTATCGGCAAAAACAGCCGTGACACAAACATCGAATATGACTGTTTAGCAGGTAAAGAAGTTACCGATACAAGAATTAAATACGCTCTCAATTCCGTTGAGGCTGGTAATGGTTCATTAGTCTTATTTAGAGACAAACTTTATATTAAGACTGGCTCTATTTGGAGAGCCGTTGAAATCGACCATGCTTATGGCGGAAGAACATACGAAAAGATGATTGCAGATATCAAGAAATATGGTGCTAGATAAGGTTTATAACCGAAATATCACCTTATAATCTCAAAAATCGTTAAAAAATTTAACAAAAATTAAGATTTTATGGCTAAAAAAGATATTTTATCCACTGCTGAATTCTTGGCACAAATGAGGAAAACACCGCTTGGTTCCACCACCGAATTAACTTTTGGTGATGCCCAAGCTCTTTCTCGTGCTGGGATAGATATTTCTAATTACGGAAATGAAGGCAACGAGTACGTAGAAGAACTTGCTAAAGAAGAACAAGAATCTCAATCTTGGTGGGATAACATCTTCGGAACAATTGATAATATTGCTAATGCCTTTGGTAAAGGCTTTGTTTCAATGTTTGAAGGTATTATTGACTTTGGCGTTACTTTAGCTGGCGCAGTTGGATCCTGGTTTGGAGCAGACACACAATGGGCTGAAGACTTTGTTAAAGTTGATATGGCGGGTAATCTTGCTAACTTTACTGAATCTTTTGCCAACTTTACTCCTTGGGGATTAGGCAAGATGATTGCCAATTCCGTGGAATATGGCGGAGAATATTGGTCAGATATGGGCAAAGCGTGGTCTACGCTTGGTCTTGGTCAATGGGGCAGAGCATACGGTGTCAGCGACAAAGAACTCGAAGAATGGCGAGAAAAATATGCTTATGGTCATGATGTCTTAGAGAAGAACACTGGGTGGTTTGGAGATGCGGTTCTTGGACTTTCAGAAGGTGCTGGTCAATTAGTCGCTATGTACGTGACTGCTGGCGTAGGCGGAGCCGCTGACTTAAGCACGAAAGCAGCCCAGTGGTTAGGCTTAGGCGCAATGTCATTAGGTGCTGCAGGTAAAGGTTCAGAACAAGCATTAGAAGAAGGTGCTAATATCCATCAAGCATCCTTATATGGTTTATTAACAGGTTCTGTTGAATTTGGAACTGAATTACTTGGTGGTATTGGAACTGATGTCGCATCAGGTATTATTGGCAAAGCGGCGCTCAAAAACGCAGCTGTTAAGAAATTCACATCCACTCTCGCTGGAAAAATGGTTGCTGGCTTCCTTTCCGAAGGCTTTGAAGAAGTTTTATCAGATGTCGCTAATCCTTTACTTAAAAAGATTTCCTATGACTACGATATGGATTTAGGTGGAGAATATGCCTCGGGTGAATTCTGGGCTGGTCTAGCTCAATCTTTCGTTGTTGGTGGCTTATTAGGTGCCATTGGTGAAGGTGGACAATACTATAAATTAGGTAAGACCACTATCAATGGTAAACAAGTCGGGCAACAAGCCGCTATTTCTTATAGTGAATATGCTGATGCTAAAGACGACTTAACCAAAGCCGCCAAGAGATTAAATAAAACATTCTCTCAAATCGTTGAGACGGAAGAGATTGATATATCTGAAAGAACTAACATTGATCGTGCTTTAGAACAAGTTAGAACTAATCCAGACTTAAATGAAGCTCAAAGAGCCAAACTTGAACGTGCTCTCAAGAAAGCATTTGATGCCAATACAAAGTATATGTCAGCACAAGACAACCTTTTAGCCGAATTAGAAGCTAAAGGAATCACTGCTGAAGATTTACAAATCGAATACTCTAATAAAGTTAATGAGCAAGCAAAAGAGGTCGGAGAAGAACTTGGCATCGATGTTGAAAACACCGAAGAAGTCAACGAAGCAATTAAAACTAATACTGAAATTATGAATCAAATCGAAAACAAGGAAGTCGGTTCGTTTTACGATGGAGAAGGCAAACTTGTTGTCGTTGGTGATAATGCAGTCGCTGAAACAACCTCTCTTAACTCTTTAGAGATGCTTAAAACAGCAAACGGAGACATCTACAGCGACTTAATGGCGGTTGCTGACCAATTAGTCAAAATGGATGAAAACTTCGCTATACAAGTCGAAAATTACACAAAGATTTATCAAACTCAAAATGGACTATCTCTAGATGAGGCTACTAAATTAGCAAAACAAACTGCTTTAGCAAACAAATTAGCATCTTTATTTAAGGGTAAACCTGGCGCTTTACAAAAAATTGATAACTGGAGAAAAATTGCAGACACAATGTCAACCTCTCTTACACCAATGGAGAGTGGCTTTGAACGTGAAGCAATCGAACCAGAACCAATGTTACCAACCGAAACTGTCAATCCTATGGAAGTCTTTGAAGAAGAAATGGGCGCTTTAGTTAGAACTATGGAAGAACCACCACTTCAAAAGAAAATACGTGTTGGCAAAAACGCAGTCAAGTCCACTGCTACTTGGTTACAAAATATCTCATATCAAACCGAAACCCTAGCGGTTAAATTAACTAATAGCGCTGCATCAATCGAGAATGCTTTTAGAAAGTTTGGAGATACTCAAAAACACGCTATGGAAAGAACCGAGAAGGTTAGAATTGCAAGTTCAATTTCCAATGATGTAATGCAAAATGGTTTTTATGAAATCAACGAAGATAAAAACATTGAAAGAATTACTAAAGGTTTATACAACGGAACTGATGGTATCGCAGATATTTTAGAAAAAGAATTTGGTAAAGATTTACGCGGAAAAGCAAGAAAAGAAGCCATTTCTGCGGGTTTTTCTACGTTTTATGAATCTCTCGCTTTATATGTTGAACAAGATAGATTAAATGCTTCTTTAGGTACTGATTTAGTTACTTTAGAAGATGTTGAAAAGTTAGCTACTAAAAAGCCAAAAAGAAGAAAAACTGTCTTTGGTAAGTGGTTAGAAACAAGGACAATGCCTGCTGATTTACTGGTTAAAATTAGCGAGCATTTTCCAAAACTATCAGAAGCCATCGAAAAAGGCGTATGTCTTGATGAAGCAACTGTAAATGAACTCACCCACAAGACCGCCACTGAACGCAGTGTTGAACTTGAAGGCGAATCTCTTGAAACATATAAAGAGCTGACCAAATACTTAAGGCTTCTCAATCAAAACGATATCAACGCTAGATTAGAACAAATCGATAGCGAATATCCATCATTCAAGGAATTAAGAGAAGAAGTCTGGAAATATAATCGCCAATTGCTCAAGATGCAATATGAAAGCGGCTATTTATCCAAGACCGCTTATGAGTGGATGCAAAAGAACTATTCTCACTATGTTCCAACATATAGAGAAATGATTATGAATGCTTCCGCTGGTATTTCTATGTCTATGCAATCAAGCACACTAAAGACTGCAAAAGGCAGTGATTTAGTTATCAAAGATATGTTTGATTCAATGCAAATGCAAACAGCCAAGATTTATCAAAAGACCGCTCTCAATGAGTTAATTAAAGACTTGGTTAATGCAAGCAAAAATTATGGTCAATTAAATGAATATGTTATTTCCGAAGAAATCAGCGCTGAAGAAGCACCAAGATCCACGGATTCAAGTATGACTTATTATCTTTCAAGACCTGCTCTTGATGGACAAGTCGTTACTTATTATGAAGGCGGACAAGCACATTCATTCTTGGTTAATGCGAACATTATGGAAGGTTTACAATCTCTCGCTGGCACATACAACGATACATTGCTAAAGATACCAGGAATGAAGTTTGTTGCTAAAGCACAAAAGTTAGTTAAGAACTTGTTAACTACTTATAACCCATTCTTTGGTTTAAGAAATGCTATTCGTGACTTATGGGATGCTTCTTTCTATTCTCCAACTGGAATGACCAGTGTTATTAGAAATCTTCCTAAAGCGTACAAGAGCATTATTACAAACGACATTGATTATCAGACATTCGTTGCTAACGGCGGTATTGGTACATCAATTATGACTTCTACCGAAATTTATACAGACAAACCAAAACTCAGCAATAAGTTAGAATATGTCGTTAAACCTTGGAAAGCCATTGAACGTGTAAACGAAATTATCGAAGTTGCGACACGTTATGCTCAATACTTAGCCACGACAAAGCAACTCTATAAAGAACGTGCCAAAGGCTTAAATAACATGTCTAATAAGCAAATTATGACACGCGGTGTTTATGAAGCTCACGAAATTACTCTTAACTTCTCTCGTGCTGGTACTGTGACAAGACAAATCAATAACACTTTTGGACTATTCTTAAACGCTAATGTTCAAGGCTTTACCAAAATGGTAAGAACTTTTATTGCTCCAAAGACCGCTAAAGAATGGGCGGAACTCTTGTTGAAATTACTCATCTTGGGTTTCGGAACACAACTCATCAACGAACTTATTTACTTTGATGACGAAGACTATAAAGCTCTTAACACAAGCATTAAAAATAACTACTACCTAATCAAAGCAGGTGATCAATTCATCCGCATTCCAAAAGGTCGTGTTATTTCTGCATTTAACGCTATCATTACTGGTGCTTTTGGTTCAGCAAAAGGTGATAAGAAGGCATTAGAAGAATCACTCCACTACGCTTTATTCGAAGCAAACACGCCTATTCAAGGTTTTACCTTAGGCTTCTTCCAAGCAATTGATGATGCTAGCAAAAATAGAACTTGGTATGGTGGAGAAATAGTTTCATCCAAATGGGATGGAACAAGACCAAGTGAACAATATGAAAAAGACACATCTTATATATCTCGTTGGATTGGCAAATTAACAAATACATCTCCACTCGTTATTGAATACGTGTTAGACCAATACACAGGTATTGTTGGTGATATCCTCTTACCATTAACTTCTGATGAAGCAAGCGGTTATAAACTCTTAAGAATTGTTAAAGACCAATATTTAATTGATCCAGTCGAGAAGAGCAAGTATTCAAAAGACTTCTACGATTATAAAGAACAATTAACTTACGATAAAACTGATGGTGATGCTATCGCCACTATTCAAGTTGCTTATTTGACAAAGGCACAAAGTGAGATTAAGGAACTCAATAATCAAATCAAAGAGATTGAAGCTGATACAACTAAATCCGCTAAGCAACAAGATGCTGAATCAAGAACAATTAGAATTATGATGAATGCCGCTTACAAGGCTGCTGTTGAAAATTGTAAAGCGATTGGCGAAGCTCTTAAAAACTACACCATCACAGAAGAAAATGCTGCTGTAGTTCAAAGAGAAGTTTATCGTGAAGTTCTTGGTGCTGAAGCATCATTGCGCATCTATAACAAGAACGTGTATGCTAAAGCACAATGCTACTACAAAGCAGGCGTGTCATACGACAACTTCTACGTTTGGTATTTCAATGTTAAAAACTTTGCGACCAAAGATGAGGCGGAAAGATACGTGGCAAGATTAAGAGTTTCACCACAACTTAAAAACCTTATCTATCGTCTTGCTGGTTGGAATCTTGGTAAAGAAAAAACGGATATCCTTAGACGTTGGCTCAAACGTAAAGGATTAACCGATGAAGAAATTGATATGATATTATAGTTGTATGAAGAAAAAGAGTTTCTTTGCGATTCTAATATCGATCCTAGTATTTGCTGGTGGTATTGTTGGAACCATATTTCTAATAAGGGGTAACACTTGGATAGGTATACCATTCGTATGGATAGTTACACTCGGCGTATGGGCTGAGGCAATAAATATCATTGTTCACGATTACAAGTAAGAACGGAAAAAAAGAAGGAGGTTAACTCCTTCCTTTTATTTCGGTTCTTTTGGGAAGAATCTTGGTATTGCATATAAGAGCAGATTCCAACTTATTTGAATTGTAATTATAATTTCAATTCTAATAAGGCTAGTTAATAATTCTTCGTTTTTTCCTGCTATCAGCATCATGATTATTGCAACTAAGAACGCGAAGTTAGAGAGGACGGCAAGAGTATGCCATTTTTGAATCATCATTTCTTGTCACCTCTATTTACAGCCATTACGCTAGCGCCGATTTCTTTTCCAAATTGAGCTGATTTATCCAAATCTCCACCAAGTTCTACAGTGGCATATAATGAACTTAAGAATGTACCAAGCACACTTGTCAATAGAATGTTCCAGTCTTTCTCACCAAGAGTCTTTTCAACTCTTTTTAAGATAGTGCCTTGATTATATAGGAGCGATAGACTGCCTTGTGCAATCTCGACCACTTCCTTAACAGTGATTGGCTTTTCGCATTTCTCACACTTTTCGATAATTTGTTTTAAGTCAACTTTTTTTGTGTTCGTTGTCATAATCTATATACCTCTGCATAGTTTCTAAACATTCTTCTTTGGTAGGACATCTCGCCCACGTTTCAAATCTCGCAATTTTTCCATCTTGCCAGAATTGAACACCATAAGTTCCGCTATATGGACTTGGCTTACCATCACAAGTCATTCTATATCTGCCCAATGAAACATCGATTGCCATCATTTCTTCCTCCCTAATCCAACAAATATAGGAGGCGGAACTGGTAATGGTTGATCAATTGGTCTCCAGATATGTAGACAATGATGTAATTGGTCAACGTAATCTTCTTTTTTTGGATGATACTCGACACAAGCCTCATCATCTCTAAAAAACATTTCTTTCATCTTGCACATGAATTCCCAAGTTGGAGTTTTATCGTTTTTATAAGGTGTGATTGAGAAGTGTTCCCAACCACCACCCCAAGAAAGAATAATTGAGTAGACTCTTTGGGTGACTGGGTCAGTCCATAGCGCTTGGAATCCATCTTCACCTTCACGAACAATGTGCAAGTTAATAATCTTTTTAATTTCTTCTAACGATTTCATTCTTTCTTCTCCAATCTTGCTATGTCCTTAAAGACCTTAGCGCGGAAGTTATAACAAGTTTTCAATGCCCACTTAGTCTTCTTAGGCGGTATGCCTTTGATAATTAAGATATTGAACATTTCATACTCGGTTTTGTTATAGGTTTGTCCAAGAGCGGCTAACGCATCTCCCCAATCTTTAATGATGGACTTTATCCTGCCTAAGTAAGTACGAGCATTCGTTACACGCACTTCTAGTTCAGCAGTTTTCATTCTATCCATCGAAGGAATCAAATGTTGCTGTTCGGCGACAAGCAAGTCTAATTCAGCTTGAGCGTTAATGAGTAGTTCTTGGAATTCAACATATCTTTGGATGTAATCTCTCACATCCGTTGGTTTACCTTCGTTATTCATCTTCGTCTCCTTTTTGGCTTTTCTGGTCGAGACAAATTAGCAATTCGCACAGCTTCTTGTCTCTTTTCTCTTTCAAGGGTGTTAAGTCTTGCCCATTCTTGATATTTGTCGCACTTTCCGTGACAACCAATATGTCTATCTGGACAATCTCTGCAAGGACACATTTCAATCATTTGTTCCGTTCCTCTGGTGGAATGTACTCAGGATTGTAATCTGGATCAAACTCTTCGATATAATCATCAGGTTTTATTAAATCGATGAATACCGCGATAATGATACAAACAATGAAGATGAGCACTAATACCGCTACCAATATGATGATGAGGACAACAGGTACAGCAGCGATACATAAGAGAACAAACACCCAAACTGGAATACTAATCATTGTTTTCCTTCTCCTTCCTTGCCTTTAGATAAGCACTTAACTTTTTATCTACCCATCTTGCACCCTTGAATAAGCAAGTGATATAGACGATTAGACAAGCTATTAGAACAAACCAGTTGTATAACTTGTCGACTGTTATTGGTAAGAACAAGTCTTTTGGTATCAATGAAACACCAAATACCACTGTTGCTATTCCTACCGCTTTACCGATAGCCCCATATAACATGTGTAACCACCATTTCATTTTCATTGAACCTACACATAGACATATAAAGTCATCAGGGAATAATGGGAGAAGATACATTATCGGAACATAGACCAATCCTTTTTCGTTGATTAAGTCGTTAGTACGTTTGTATTCTTCTTCGCCAAAGATTTTAATTATTAGTTTTGAGCCACCAAATCGACCAATTGCATCAATCATTATGTATGAGAGCAAGCATCCGCCAAATGTGACAAGAAAGCATTTCCAGTTGGCGCCAAATAACGCGATGCCTAGCCATACGAACACACCACTGCCTAATGGATTCATACATAGAAGTGTTGCACCCACTGCTTCCACGAGAAGGAAGACAATATAGAGAATTGGCTTGTCCCTTAGCTCATTAAATAGTTCAGTATTGAACTTGAATCCATCTTCGAATTGAATCACACCAGATAGGTAGAATATTAGAAAGAAGATTCCGCTTACCACTACACCAAGCAATAATACAATTAACAATTGAATTATTTGCTTTTTATGGCTCTTTATCCATTTCATCTATTATTTCCTCCAATCCAGTTGAATCGAAGATCAACTCATTGTTTACTTTGCTCTTTTGCATCTTCGTGATGCTTGCGGTATCCCAGAACGTAATTGAGGTGGCAAAGACACATACCCCGATACTTACTTCTTTAGGTGAGTTAATCTTTATTCGTGAAGATATCTCACCGATGATATAGACCAATGCTCCATCGAAGGTTTCCATGCCTGCTTGCTCAAGCGCTTTCTTGCGTTTGCCTATGAACATGACAGGAATGTTATCTTCTTTTTTAGGAGACCAGCTGCGAGGACAACTTACCCAGATAAGTACGCATTCTTGCTTGCCGTACATTACCTTCATAGGTTCGCCATCAATGTGACCTACTCCAATCCACTTTTGCATGTTTCCAACTCCTCTATGATTACTTCAACACGAGGATTCGTATCGTAGTATTTCATTAAAAGTTCCATAGAAACTTGGCTATCGTCATACCAAATGCGACCTTGATGCGAGATTGCATCGCATATAACCTTAGAGACATTGTCTAAATCAGGTTTCTTTGTTGGTCTGATTTTCCCAGAAAGCATATCCTGACCTTCTTGGTCGTAACGGAATGCACCTTCTCTTTTGTAATATTTGTAATTACCGTCTGGAACTTTGAAGTAAGCGGTAATAACGATTGATACTGGAGTGCCTTTAGGAAAGATGAAATCTTCAGTAAAAACAAGATTTTGATTAAGGATTCCAATAATGCGATCCATATACATATTGTTTTCTTTTGGAGAATATGAACTAGCGTGACCGCATCTCATAACTGGTCTCAAGTTGAGTTTTCCAAATGGTTCGCCAGGAATCACAAATTTAATTGTTGTTGCCATCTCTTCTCTCCTTTGCTCTTTTGATAATTTCTTTTGGCTGATATTTGCCAACAAATTCTTCGATGCCAATGCCAGGAACTTCTACTTTTTTAAGCAATTCAAGTTCTAAGCATTTAAGCGTTGTTTTTTTCTTGGTTGAGGAATTAGTCGAGAATTCGAATAAAACCCCACCAACAGCCCAAAATGAGCCCTTTTGACCATATATCATCAACGTGTCACATTGCTTACCAGTTGCCATACACGGAACTTCTTTAGTTTTTCCGTGGTCTTGAGTAACGAGGGAGAAGATACAAACCTTCTCCTTATCCTCGTTTTCTTCAAGTTCAGGTTCTTTAAGCATAAATCCGATTGTTATGGTGTAATTGTTAAGCATCTTTATGACCACTTTCTGGTGGTGTGTCTGGTTTAGCTTGTTTTTCATTGGCTATTGCGATGATTGCGTTTTTAGCGATTGCGCCACCAATTTCGCCAGACATCTTCATAACCTTTTCGGCACGAACTTTATCTTCTTTGATACCGTTTGTTCCGATTTGAACCATTGTGGCAAGAATCGCGATGCACGCATTTATGCAGTCGTTATATTCTTTGTCGCTGGATGGTTCACAGGTGAATTCTTTGTCACCGATTTTAATGTAGTTTTCCATAGATTTTCCTTTCTATTCCTACGAATAACACTCTACCGAGTGTTATTATTGATGCTTTGGTCTCAAGCAGGGGACGACACCATAAGTGCTGTAAGCGCTGAAGTAGTTACGGCGACCTGTCGAGTTGACACGGATCGCACGGTTGACGTTGCCACGAATGGCGGATTTAGTCCACCACCAAGTTGAGTGTTCTTCACCTTTAAGACCTTTAATGCGGTTATGCCAGTCTTTGAACATTTCTAACTTGTTCTCTCCGAAGATTTCTTCTTCACTTAAGAGGTCAACATCATAGTTGTCTTTTAATATTTGAGGTGCGTTGTCTTCAAACCACTTCAAGAGTAATGGTTTAAGAGTGCATTTTTCCCAGTCATTGGTGTAATCTCTCCAGTTTTCTTTATCATCAAATGGAGCTTCGAATATTGCATCTTTGAACACGAGTACACCGTTTTTGTCGGCTGTTGCTAGTTCATATTCTTCTTTACCGAAGTGGAATAATCTCCATTCTGGTTTAGTGAAATCTCTAGCTTTAGAATGTTTGGCGGTATCCATCTTTGAATCTGAATACCCAAGTAAATCGCAAATCTTATTCACGGATTTTTTGATTTCTTTTAAGTCTTTTTCGAAATTTGGTTTAGTGTTTGCCATAATGGCTCCTTTCTATATGACCGCTCCCATAAGGTTTTGCGGTTTATAATTCATTAAGAATTGATTTGTTAATGTTTGTGCTTCTTTGTGATATGGACTATCAAGGTTATGATCGCCGTGTAATTGAAGGACTGACATTTCCTTTTGATAGTTGAGTCCAATTTCACAGCACTCAACGATTTGACCGTTTAGGAATACACCGAGAATGATTGTTTCTCCTTTAGCCATTTTGGCTCCGTATCCCATTTTTCCAACGCAACAGTGAAGTTTATCTCCCCACTTGATTAAGTCGTGATGACTCTTTGGAATAACAAGTTGGAACTCCCCAGTGTTTTCAATAAAGTTTTGGAGAATTTCAAATGCTTTCTTAAGACCTTTGTTTGTGGCTTTATTCTCTTTTTCATCAAGCAGTTCTGTAACACTGTTGTGGCTTTGTTCCAGACTTCTAGGGAAGATGATTCCACGGTCGTGATAGTTCATGCCTAATTTCTTACAAGCGCTTAAGTAGTCGTAATACACATCCACGCCGCTTGCTTGCTTAAGCATATATCGGCACATTTCGATGATGAGGTCGCCACTGTATTCGAATTCTTTGAGTAATCGAGTTAATTCCTCTGTCTTTTCATAGAAGTCAAATTCTTCGGCAGTCATTCCTTTTTTAATCGCCTGGCTTATCCAACCATAATTTGGTTTATTTTCGATAAGGTAATTGCGATTGTTCTTTAGGAAAGCAACAAGTTTTTTGTGATTTTCGTGCCCCAAGCGGTATATTAGCTTGTCATCCCAGAGATATCCGAATCCGCCTTTTGCTAATTTTTCAAGCATTGGGTGTTCTCTATATGCTCGTATATAATTCATCGTGTCATCAATATCGGCTAATTCTGGGACAAATAGGTAATTCAACCATTCGTCAGCGCCTTTGAACTTATCTTCTACATCTTTAGAGGTGTATAACCTTTCAAAGTAACGATGAGGATATCTAAGGTCACTTTTGTCAGTAACTTCATAGAAGTGATTATCTTCGCTTAATTCGTAGTAGTAGCCAATTCTCTTCTTACCACTCCATATGACGTTATATCCGCCTAATCTGGTGTAATAGAGAGAACAACTAACTAAGTCACGATCAACGAATCTTCTACCAACTTCTTTGCATTCCTTGCCGCGAGTCTTTGTGTGCTTGTAGGCATATAGTCTTAAGCAAGGCTCGCCACGAATAGTTCCAAGAATTTCCACAAAGTGAATTGATTGGTCGATTTGACTACCATCAACTATCTTTCTAACATTTGCAGGAATTTTCATGTTTATCCCTCCCAGTCATCAAATAGTGATATGGTTCCAAACTTTTCACGTTCTTCTTTTTCTTTTTCGAGCGCCTTTTTACGAGCATTTTCTTCACGCTCTTTCTTTTTGCGCTCTTGCTCTTCAAGCTTTTTCTTTTGTTCAGCCAGGTATTCCGCCTTAGCCTGTTCTTCAAGAGACTTCTTTTCTTCTCTAGTAAGGGTTACTTTAGATGATTTGGTTTCTTTAATTTCACCATCGGTAATGTAATGGATAGCAAGACCGAATACTTCTTCATCAGACATAACTGCTGCGCCATTGGTTGCCTTTTTCTTAGCAACTTTGACAATCGATTCCCAAATATCTTTGAGAGTGATTTTTTTAGTGAAATACATCATCTTGAGGTTTTCATCTTTAGCAAATTCCTTAAGCAAGAATTCACCAACCACTTTTTGATATTCAGAGTTTGTGAAGTCAATTTCGGCTCTTAAGCGATCAACTGCATTCATTGAATAGTCGAGTTCAATTTTTTCAGTTTTTGCCTTCTTTGTTTCTTCCATATTCTCGAGACCTTCATCGCCAGTCTCTTCTTCTTCCAATTCGACATCTTCGAGTTCTTCATGTTTCACTTTATAACTCCTCACTTTCGATAATGATTTTGTCGCCTTTATCAAGGTTAGAAGCGAGCCCTAACTTTTCAGCAACTTTTAGTAATGGCATGGCGACTATCTTCTTTTCGATGATTTGACCACTACTATCTTTTAATGTGACAAGCACCCTGTCGTTATTCTTTGGTCTCGACATTTGGGTCATCTCCTGAGTTAGGTACATATATATCCGCGAAAGCATCTTTTACTGCTGTATCAACGAATGATTCAATGAACCTCTTAGCACGGCTCTTTTCATCAATCACCTTTCCATCTGCATCAATGAATACGCCTTGACCATCCTCTTCGATTTTCTTATGGACAGTCCAATATTCAGCGAATGACTTAAGAGCTTCTTTTAGGAGTTTGGCTTCGTATGTGAGTGCCTCTTCTCTAGTAGCTAAGAAGAATCCACCATTATCTTTACAAATGATTTTTCTAAACTTTGCGTGATTTAGATAATCGATATCTTTGTAGAGATTTGGGCAATTTGAGTAATTGCATTCTTTTTCATTTAAGTAGTAGTAATCTGGCATTCTTTCGCAGATTTCTTTAACTGTGATTTTTCTACCCTCTTCAGTGGCTTCACGAATCATGTTATAGAGTTCGTAATGATATCCAACGAGTGGGTAACGAGTTTCAGGATGTTCTTTCCTTAACTCTTCTAATTGCTTTTTGGTTAATCTTTTTGAGTTAAACATGTTAGTCGTTCTTCTTTCTGACCGATTGCGGCGGTCTATTTAGAATGGCAGGCTATCATCATTGAGATAATCTTTGAGATAATTAGCCTTATTTACTTCTTCATCAATTCCATTTAGTTCAAAATGTTTAATGAATTCTTTAATCGATTCCTTTAATTTAATTGGGTCTTTACCATCTTTTAATAAAGGTTCAATTACGAAGTTTGTAATAGATATTTCATCCATACTATCTTTAACAATGTAGTTACTATCTATAAGTAGATTTACTAATGGTTTAGTGAATGGATTTAATTTTCCATTTCCTTTATTTGACTTATCTTCTATTTCTTTTGGATTAGAATCAGAATAAGAATTAGTATTAGTATTAGAATTAGTATTGTTTTGTATAAGAATAGTATTAGTATCGGTTGGCTTTTGGTTGTCATTTGGTATACCAACGGTATCCACGAGTACTGAAATCATAGATTTCCCTTGATTTGGGTCTTCTGTATAAGCCTTATTATCTTTCATAAAGAGCTTTTTAAGGTCTTCGATGTATTCGGTCTCGTGAAAGCGGTCATGACGGATAATGTTATTGATTTCAAAGTGCTTTTGTAAGATGAGTGTGTCGCCTCTTATCATCAAAAATCCTTTCGAGATAAGTGGTTCTAAATCACCTTGATTAGCACCGATTAAGCGGATAACACTTTTGGCGTTTGGAATGTAACCACGATCATCAGTGTCCATTCCTAATTGGAAATAGAGTTCACGGCTGCTAACTGGTAAGTCCAAGAAAGCATCGCTCCTGACTATTTCCTTAGAGAACATTCTTCTCTTCGCCATATTTTTTAGCCTTTCTAATAACGATTCCACCAGCTTTGGTCATTTCAAACGTGACCTCATCACCAACAGTGATTCCAACCGTTTCAAGAACTTCTTTTGGGATGAATATGCGACCTTTAGAGTCGACTTTTCTTGTTTTCTTTAAGTAAGCCATAATACTTTCCTTTCTTTAGAATTAGGTGTTTTTGTTCAAGTGTTATCGCCTCACTTGGTTATTATCAGCAACGGAGGTATGGCAATGCGCTTACGCCACTTATTCGTTGTCGACCACTATTTGTTGAGTTCTTCAGCGAGGTCGTCACCTTTGGCAGGAACTTTCTCTGGTTCTTCTTTAGGTTCGACTTTGGCTTCAATAACCACTCCGTTTTCATCAACGGCTGGTCTTGGCTCGATAACTTCTTCGTTATCATTACCATCGATGTAGTTATATGAGCCATCTTCGTTGATAACTGCTTGGTCAGATTCGATAGCTTTGACTAAATCGACTGACATTGGAGCAAACTTGGAGATTTGTTTGAGCATTGTCTTCTTAGCCATTCCATCAAAATCTTTAGACCAGAATGTGTAAGAAGTCTTCTTTTCAAGGTCACTTCTATAACCTGGAGAATATGTTTTTGCGTGGAATTCCATTTTCTCTTTTGTCCAGTAGAGTTCTTGGACATAACCATTGGTGGTTTCGAAGAAGCAGTAATAACCGATAACTGGTGCTTTAACTCTCTTCTCTTCATCAACAATGTATGAGAATTCAAAGTCATTGAGAATTGGATTGAATCTTACTAATTCACCCTCTCTAACTTCGATAACGTGGATCTTCTTCATTTGACCAGAGCGAATCATGAGTTGGATAATACCTCTCCAACCAACTTGGAATTGAGCTACTGTGCGGTTGTTCTTTTTATCTTTGTAAGGTAAGACATAACCGAAGCCCATTTGGTTGTTGAGTGGGAGACCTAAAGTCTCGGCATTTAATGCAGCGCTTACGAGTGTTGCTCTATCGCATTCTTGTAAGTCTGGATTCATACTGCATAATGTGATGAGTGATGTTACAAAGCGTGCGGCTTTGGTTTTATCACTAATAGCGTTACTTACTAACGCACTTCCGATTTTGCCGTTAAGGTAGGCACTGACGGATTCAGTTTTACCTGTTGCTTTGACTGGTGCTTTAATGTTTCCAGTTGTAGGTGTTAATGACATAACTATTTCCTTTCAAACTTGAATGTGAGACCTTTTGATTTGAGGAAGTCTCTGACCTCTAATAATTGAGATTTGGTTCCTGAGATAGATAGATAGAATTCTTCGACAGGTTCAGTTGGTGCTGGTTCCGTGGTTGGTTCTTCTTCTTTAGGAGTTTCTTCTTGTACTGGTGCTTGAGCAGGAACAGGCTCTGGCTTTGGTGCATGAGTAAGCTCATAAACACGCTTTTCTTCAGAGATGGCTCTACCCATATCGAGATACTCGACATAGAGTTTTACAGTCATTGCTCTTCTTTCTTCATCGGCGACAAGAGTTTCAATGTTGACAATGTCGGATTCCACCTTTTCAAAGAAAGCAGTGATTTCCTTTTCAATTGCTTTAGCGCTTGTGCCAGCATTTAACCATTTCTCATTCCACAATTTTTCAAGTGGGATGTGTCTTGGGTTATCGAAGGTAGCGAAGAGGTCGTTGATGTCTTCTCTCTTCTTCTTCTTCATGTTCTCTTCGTATTCTTTGATTTGTGAATCGACTACTGAAGAGGCTTCATCAATCATCGCGATCAACTCTTTGATTTGGTTTTCACCATATTCGTATGGTTCCATATACGCTTTTTTAACCGCGATTTTCTTGGTGTTGAATGCTTTAGCAGCATTATTTAGTCTTGCTCTTAAGTCTTTGGCTTCACCGTAATCAGTGAGTTTGAAATCTTTATATTGAGCAAGAATGGAAGCGAGTGCTTCTTTGATTTCAGTAAAGTTCTTGATTTCGAACTTCAATCCAGGTTGGTTGACATCAACTATATCTGGCAAGAATTGTTTTTCTTCTGGCATATTTAACCTCCTATATTCCAATTCTTAATGGTGGTTCTATGTCTTTCATAACATAGTGTTCCCAATAATATGTCTCGGCATCTTCGAGATTTGCGATATCGTGCTTACATAACTCACGAGTGAACAAGTACGAGCGGAGTGTCGCTCTGTCGTCACCATCTTTAGTTTTATAACTAAGCAAGGCAACTAAGACACAGAACTCGAACTCTGGATTCACTACGAAGTAATGAAGAATTTGGTCGTAGTAGTTATCAGGCACTCCATCAGTCCATTTTTCTTTGGCGCTTGATTTGATTACATCTGCGGTCTTAACCTCGATGAATCCTTTCTTGCCTGAGTGCTTATCCACGAGACTGCCATCGAGTGTCGCGGTCAAGTATGGTTTATCAATTCGATATAGAAGCTCGATGTATCCCTCTTTTTCGATTGTTGGGGGGTCAATAACTTCAAAGTCGTCTACATACTTAAGCGCAAACAATGCACGGATATGTTCTTCAGCTCTTTTGCCGAATAAGACATAAGGTTTGTCAGAGATATCTTTAGGGATCTCAATTCCCTTTAACTCTCTATAGAGTTGTTGTTTGTTGCGGTAAGGGTTTTCATCCAAGATAACGGATGCATCACTACCGCCGATGGTTCTGTGAGCGAGCCAATCTTCATGGCTGGTACATTTAATGATTCCAGTTTGTTTTTCCATTTATGCCTCGCTTTCTTCTTCGCCCATCAATTTGCGGATGTTTTCGATTTCTTTTTCTCTAGTCGTTCCAATACATTCCATCACTGAGTCAACGGTCACACATTGAGACAAATAACGGATGGATCCACCGAATTCCCTTAATGCTTGGTTCTTAATCGCTATTGCTTTCGTTGAACCGCATCCGAGATATTCAGAGATATCGTGATAAGTCCAGTGTGGTTTGGTGAGAAGTTCTTTTTTTCTTTCGAGTGTCATTCTGCTGTGTTTTCCCAACTATCGACCGAAAAAAAAGTACGAACAATTTCAGCTGGGTCAGAGATGCCTAAAATCGCAGTAGCTTTGATAATGTCTTCTCTTGACCAACCACTTTTGTTAGAGACCTTTAATTGCATCATATTTTCGGTTATACCGAAACGCTTTGCGAATTCTTTAATAGAACCACAGGCAGTGACAATGTGACCACGTAAAATACGATTATCGAATACAATATTTCCGCCTCTCTTTTTAGGTGTCATAGGTTGCTCCTTTCTTATTTTTTTATGTGATTTCACACATTTCTTGCTTATATTCTAATTCATTTATGTGAAAAGTCAAATGGTTTTATGTGAAAAGTTGAAAAAAATATTGTTTTAGTGAAATGTAGTGATATAATTGAAGCAGGTCAAAGAAAGGAGAATAAAATGGAAGTCGTTGCAACATTCGCTGAACGCTTAAAAGAAATAATGAGAATAAGGAATGTGCGTGCTCGTGACATTACATATCACACAGGCATACCAGGTTCATCTATTTCCCACTATTTACGTGGCGATTATGACCCAAAACAACCAGTTATCATCAAACTCGCAATTTATTTACGAGTGAATGAAGCCTGGCTAATTGGATATGGATGTGATATGGAACGATTTGAACCAACATTAGAGGGTAGCAAAAAAGAGATTATGGAAATGCTCGATTTGTTGTCCAACGATGATGTTGAACGAGTAAAGAACTTTATTCAGACTTATTTCATTGACCGTTAGGAAGTTGAACCGCGCCTGGCATTAAAAAAGAGCCATTAAGACCGCAATTCTTATTGGCTCAGCGGTTTTCGGAAAGTGTAGATTGAACGACTAACTTTTTTTGAAACCTTTTTGATTATATCAAACATTTAGGAGGATTACAAGATGAGAAAAGGGATTTATAAAGATGAAAAGCGTGGAACTTGGTATATTAACACCAAAGTGCGCGTAAATGATGAGCTACGTAATGTGACTATACGTGGCTACATAAGCAAGCGTGATGCAGATGCAGACTACGATCGTGCTTTAGCAGAATGGGTAAAGGCGCACACGAAACACTGCCAAGTCCTATTCTTCAGAGATTTGGTTGATGAAGTGAAGAAAGATAGATCCACCACTGTTAAAAGACAAACGCTGCGTGCTGATGATTCCGTTTATTCCAAGTACCTACTTCCGAGCTTTGGCAAAGAACTTATTGAAAATGTCTTTAAGAAAGACACTATCGCCGCTTGGTATAACACTTTTATCGCTGACGAAACTATTTCCGTCAAGCGCAAGAACAAAGTTATCACGCGATTTAAGGATGTGCTTGCTTACGCATATAAACACCTCTATGTGGATGCACCTACATATCAGATATGTGATGTCGTGCTTAAGCACTTACGCGAGAACGTTATCCAAAAGAAAGAGAAAGATATCTGGACAAGGGATGAGTATGAAAGATTTATTGATGCCATTCCAAGCAACTCGATTTGGTATCCGTTCTTCATTCTCTTTGGTGAACTAGGATGTCGTATTGGTGAAATACAAGGTCTCCAATGGAAGAACTTTGATGCCGAGAAGAAACATATCTTCATCTGTCAACAAGTGGTTGAGGCAACTGGTGAGGGGCACTGGGTTATTGAAACTCCAAAGACCTCTTCTTCCATTCGCTATAATAGATTAACTGATGATACTACTACTCTACTTACTGAGTTAAAAACTATAATGCACGCTCGCGAAGATGATTTCATGTTCGGTGGCAAAGCACCTAAAAGTAGGCATGCGATACGTGATGCAATGTATAAATACGCTGATAAGGCAGGGGTGCATCGCATAACACCACATGGCATTAGGCATTCCAACGCCTCATGGCTCGTTGCGACTGTCGAAACAATCGAAGATGTCAAGGTCATATCCAACAGGCTCGGGCACTCAAGCACACAAATGACACTCGATACATACTCCCACGTATTGCAATCACGTGAGAGCGATATGATTGGCATCCTTTCTGGTCGAAATCGTGGAGGAAAAAATCTTCAAAAAATCCGAAACTAGATGAAAACTGGTGTAAAATCGTTTCACGAGATTTCAAAACTAACGTAGTTAAGGTCAAAAATATGGCTATTTGAAAAGGTGTGAAATGAACTTAAAAGAACCCGTCGCCTGCTCCA